ACTCGTAATATGTTAATAGTTTTTTACTATAAACTAACTCTAGTATTTCACGTTTAAATTCTTGCTGTTTACCTTCTTTCAACATTTCTAAAATAGGTTTAGCAGAGCCGTAATATGTTTTCCAATCACTTTCCTTTTGGATTGTTTGATGGGTTGGTTTGCGGCCGGCACCTTGATGTTCGGCTAATTCCTTGCGTGTTAACTTGCGTTTTACGTTGTGATACAGTACTTTCTTACCAATGTACGATATTCCGCTCGGTATATGAGTAGTTATGTATATAAACCCGTATACATTGGGAGGAAAATCGTCTAATGTTTCTATAACTTTATTATTGTATAACCACATTTATCTATCTATGTTTATTAATATTGTTATATCTGTTGTTATTGAGGTAGGAAGCGGTTGAGCAAGTTTACCTACAGCTAATAGATTTTGATCTTCATCATATAAACCTACTGTTGATATATATGGTGCAAAATATGAACCAGTTACATTATCAGTAGGAATGCCTCCGTTTGGCTGATAGAAATAACTTCCACTATATGAAAGTATAGAACCACTTACCTCAGCAGATGGATTTAAAGTAGCATTAAACTCATTTGATCTAATAGTACATTTATATTGTGTTTCGTATATTGTAAGTGAAGAGGAAAATGAACAAGTAACAGCAGATGAGGTTACAAAATTTAAAATATCCGATCCACTCGTTATAACTGCTATTCCGTGGTAATAAAAAATATTACCGCATATCGATCCTCCTCTTATTAAATTGCCTTCTCCGTCGTCTGTAATAGAAATACTACTTGATTTCCATAAAAAAGTATTAGGTTGTATGTAATTACCAAATAAACGAGAAGGTATAGATATTACTCCGATAGTAGAATTGGATGCTGTAGGAAAATATTTAGCAAATGTTAAATCTGTTTGTTTATAATTAAAATATCTACCTGTTGAAGATGGTGATCCTACTAAAACATTTCCTGCTTCATTATTTCCGGGTACTATAAACCCAACATTGGCTGGATCTCCATAACTTGAACTTAAATAATTTGAATAATATAATTCTTTAATTGAATTATATATTAAGCGCTGATATTGGGTTGATCCTGATACTTGTCCTGTTTTAGGGTCAGTAGTTGGATCAAATAAAGAACTTGTATTAAGCCCTAAAAATCTATCTATAGAAACGTTTGATGCAGTTAATTCAGATGCTCCTTGAAAAGTAAACGATTTATTTACTTCAAATGGAGTAATGATTACATCGGAGGTTAAAAGTTGTTTGTAAGCGCTCATTCATTTTAGAAATCTAGCTTAACGCGAACTAAGGCTTCTGATGTAAAATCTTTAGGTAATGGTCTAGATAATTTAGCTACTGCTAATAATTCGTTTGTATCGTTATATAAACCTATTGTTGTAATATATGTTTGTGGATTATTTATAAAACTACTATATAATACTTCACCTGTAGACCCTGAAATAAATGATGAATTTTCAGAGTAATTAAATTCTGAGCTTCTTGCTCTTATAAAAATATAATTTGAGGTTATTGTCTCAGAAGAATTAAGAGAGCAGGTTTGAATAAGATTAAAGAATTTTGCATTAGGACTAGGAGTTGTAGTTGTTGTTGGTGCCTCAACACTAATTTTACCTCCAGGCAATGAACTACTATTATTTATTAATATTGTTCCTATATCTGGAAGTAACCACCCATAAACATTTGTACCAACAGGATTACCTGCTGAGCCTGATACTATGTTAAATATTCTATTAGTTCCTATATATTGGGGAACTACAACATTTGGGCTATCATCTGTTAATGATACTGGTGGGTTGTTCGAATCTTTAAGTACAAGAGTTAAAGATCCTGGTAATAAAGTTTCTTTGTATCTTGCTCTTTCAAAAGATAAAGCAAAAAATTGTGAAGAAGCAGATATTCCAAATATGAATTCTGCCTTTTCGTCTCCTAATATTAAATCTAGATATTGCCCATAAATTGTTGAAGAAGGAGAATTTTGAGGAACAGCAAGATTATAAGCTAAACTACCACTACCATTAGCATCAGCATATGCTATATCAAATTGAGGAATAGCTTCCTCAAACCCGGATCCTGTTTGATAAATAGTTAGATAAAATTGGCCCGAAGTTCCTAAAGCTTGTACTGATTGGGTAGTTACATTTGTAGTATTGAATATTAGAGAAGGAGTGTTGTTTGACCATATAGGAGCGGATATTGCATCTGCGCTTACTATAAAATCTGAGGAGTCTAATCTATTAAATGACATGTTTTATATTTTAAGATACTTTTGTTACAATAAAAGGTACAGTTATACGAGCACCACTATCTCTTCCTTCTATAGTTAAAGTAGCGGTTAACTGTGTGTTCGAACCGAATAATGTATTAATTGTAGTTGCTCTTAGGTTAATTGTAGTTCCGACAACAGTTTTAGATACTGAGGTTCCTAAAGTTGTAGTTTGGTTAAGAGCTTGAGCTTGTGAAGTATTGATACCAACACCCTCAAATATACTAAATAATCTAACATCTGAGATAGTAGCTGTATAGCCGCTAGTTTCAAATGTGTTACCACCTAAATAGTTTAGTGTTTCTGGGGTAATAGCAAGTGATGCTCCTTGTCTTAGATTATATTGAGGGCTTATATTTCCTATAATAGGCATTTTGGCTGTTCCTCTAGGTAAAGTAATTAATTTATATTTCATTACTTGAGTTTCGTTAGGTATAGCTTCAAGTAAAGGCATGTTTTCAATTGCTTGACCATAAAAAGCAGAACCAGATGGATGGGTTGGATTATATAATGTATAATCTACTTCATCATCTGCCAAAGCAAATTGTGTTATTAGAAAATTTCCTTGTGAGAGAAGCTGACGGCCTTTTGTTGTTAAAATAGCATCTACTGTTACTATTGAATTATCTAAATATCCCATTTGTTTAAATTATTTTTATTATAAATATATGTAAATTGTGTTCTCTCATTAAGATTGTGTTGTTATTAACTCACTAAGAATCTCTTTAGATATTTCCTCTACTGTCTTAGTTACATATTCTGGTTTTATAATACCTGTACTTGTACTTCCTGCAGGTTTGTTTATTTCTAATATGATATTGCTAGGATCTTCAAAATATCTTCTTAATAAGAAATAATTTGTATTAATAGATGATGTTGATATATTTTTATCTAATATTAGAGTATAGGTAGGATGTGTGCCTATTAATCCTTTATGGGCTTTTAATGATTGAGTGATTCCGGTTATTATATATGTTTGCTTCTCAGTACCATTAAACCTAATTTCATCTCCTTCTTGAGGTTCAAAATCAGTATTAATAGGATCAAAACCACTTTTTTCTATATCAATTTGTTTTTGACCCCAAACATCATTTAATCCTGTACTTAAATCTTCTCCTTCTTGAAAATAACCAGTGATAACACTTGGATTTCCTGAGCTTATATTAAGTCCTGTATATTTAACATAATATTGATTAGTATCTACTCCTGTGCTTTTGGAATTTAAATTTAAATTTGCTCCAGTATTAGAAGCAGAAATATCACTTAAAAATTCAGAAAATATATTATTAAAAGCAGATGAACTAGCATTTATATTTGCTGCTATATTTGCTGCTGAACCTGTGGGGGATGATCCTGTTGAAACATATATTAAATTAGCAGAATTTGGTAGTTTATTACTTCCTGTGAGCATTATATTAACTCCATTAACATTAATCGAAGCACTACCTACAGAAGAAGCAGTATCATGAATAGGAGTTATAGATAACGTAAAAGAAGAAGTTGATGGGGGTCCTCCTTTAGCAGCATATAATAAATTAGAGGTAACGTTATCTGTAAACCAAAATCTAGTTACTTGGCCTGTACTTGGAGAGGGAAATTGAGTTACTTTAAAATAACTACCATCTGCTACATAAGCATCACCATTGTGAAATGACCCGTCTACTGAATATAAGCGGCTAACTACTGCTACTCTATATAAAGAAGAAGTAGTAGCTACATAGTCTATATGTCTAAGATATAATTCTTTAATAAATGGAAGAGGGTCCCCGTATGAAGTTCTATTATCTATAGGAATATAGCAAGGTTCAGAAGTAACTAAACTATCCCAATTATTCCCGTCATTTGTAGATTTTTGTAAAGCAAAAGTAAACATATAGTAACCATTTAACCGATGCCTTGGGGGCTGAGATGTCTCTTGGCCTTGTGCATTGATATAAGTGAAAGCAGACTTAATTATTAAATAGGATTCTAGATATAATATATATCCTTGATCTTCTAACGTTCCTAAAGATCCTGTAGGTTTATACCTGGAACCAGTAGAGGGGGTTATTGATGAGGTAGGAAAGCTTCCTGAGGTTCCTAAAAATATAGGAGAATTAAATTTAATTTCAAATGGGTATGAACCTGTTTTTTTAAGCTTTGTTACTCTTAAAAAAGCATTTGGAAAAAATGTAGAAGTATAATCTATATAATTTGGTACAAATGTAGTTAACCTATAATCATTTGCTGCCTCTACTGTTGAAGCATTAGGAATATCTCCTTGTGTAAATGTTACTGAGCTAGAGTATGAAGAGGTTGGACCAACATTTCCTCTACTATCGTATGTATTTACTTGGGTATATATTATTGGTTTAATTTTTTCTCCTGCTCGAAATACAGGAAAAGTGCCATTTAATGTGCTCATATCATTCCCAAAAGCTTGAGGATTTGATAATTGTACTGTAGCATTTGTATTGAATGATTGTTTAATTATTCCTAGATTTATACCATCTATATCATTTATTGGGTTAATTCGTTTCCCATTTTCATCTATTATATATTTGATACTAGTGTTTATATATTTAGATACACTGTCTCCTAATTCGGGAGAAGTACCAGCTACATAGTTAAACTGGATAAAATATGCTTTAGGATTACTAACATTTGGAGTTTGACCATAAGAAATAGCAGGATGATTTACACGACTATTTGCATCATATAATATACCTAATTTTTGATCATTTACACTTTGCTTATATTGATTTAAACTAGGAGAATTTAATTGGTGACCTAAATATCTAGAGCCTATTTGCCTGTATAAAGTGTAATTTGAATCTTGTACTTTAGCTAAAGTTGCTGTTCCTAATAATATTGTTTGTAAATTTACAGGAACAATTTGGCTGTCAGCATAATCTACATCCATATACTTTTGGTTGTACCTATCAAAATCAATATTTCCTGCTAATATATCATAATCTGAATTGATAAAGGGAGTATTACCTATATTAGGGTTAAATAGTATATTATAATCAGAATAATCTTTATTACTAGCAGTATTAGGATTAGTTAAAACTCCATATAAAAAATAGTTAGAGTATTCTGTTCTACTAACCACATCATATGAAAGTCTGATATTTAGATCTGGGGATACTAAAAGTAATTGCGTTAACTGGGATAAACTTATAGTATTATTTATTTCATTACTATCAAATTTTGCAATTTTTATGTATTTTATTCCTTGTGTACGAGAAAACGCAGTAATTGGCATATTTAAAAATTTTTATTTTATATAGGAAATAATTGTTGATCCTCCAGTATTAGAACCTCCACCACCACCACCACCACTTGGTGATATTGGGTTTTGAAAAGTGAAGTTATCATCAAATAATAAATATATTTCTCCCTTATTTGGATTTTTAGCTGACAACCAGCTTGCTTCCGCAGAAGAGTTAAATTGGGTAATAGTATACTTTAAAACTGTAGTGTTTGGATTTAAAAATGGGTTATCTCCATTTAAATCCCCATCTGTAACCAATATTAATGAGCCACTTAATTCTCCATTAAAAAATTCTATTTGAGACGATTGAGTAAAAGGAACTGATCCACTTTTTGAGGGAGTAGTTCCACTCCAACTTTGTGTTATATTTACTATATTATTTCCTGTGTATAATGAAGATGTTAATCCATTCAAATTTGGAAATACACCTCCTGTACTTCCTGTAACCTCATACATTCTAACACCTGCTCCTGAAACTACAAGATTTTGGAAAGTAAATGGAGTATTCCAAGATATATTATTTTCACTTCCACTTCCATAATAAGCTATTGGAGTATTTGGAGTAGCTTGAGGAACAGGGTATTTATTTCTTTCAAGTAAATGTTGTTTAACTACAATTCCGGAAGCAAGACTTGCTCTTG